GCGGGAGATCTCTCTCGCTAAACGATCGATACGCCGCATCCTTGGTCGTGCTCCGAAGATCTCGGAGCTGAAGCTTGCATTTGGACCTGGTGCGACGACAGCTACAAAGAAGAAGAACGCTTGCCCCAGCAACAAGTTCGGGGCGGGCCTACAGTGTAGCTGCGATCTGCTTTCGTCAGGCTTAGTCCCAGAGGTGCTTCGGTGCCTGCCTCACTGGGTCGACGCCTTCGGCCAGGGCTTCTACAGCCAGGTCGAGGACCCCACCACGGGTGATTTGTGGTGGGCCGACGTAGTGTCCTTGCAACTTGATTCAGGGCACTTGCAGTTCGTACCCAAAAATGCCAAAACCTACCGTGCTATTGTTACAGAACCAGTGCTTAATACAATGGTTCAGCACGGCGTCGCTCGATATATGGAGCGACGGATGAGTAGGTGCGGTATTAAAGTAGATGATCAGCGGATCAACGCAGACCTCGCATGGCTCGGCTCGGTTTATTGGGCTTCGCCAAACGGGGTATCTACGGTCGACCTGTCGATGGCTTCGGATCTAATCTCGAAAGAATTAGTCCGTGTTTTGATGCTAGAAGATTGGTACAGGCTGTTAAGCGCTGTTCGCACTTCGACCGTGCAGCACCGCGGTTCCGAATTTGGACTTGAAAAGTTCTCGTCGATGGGAAACGGTATTACATTCCCTTTGGAGACCCTGATTTTTTGGGCTCTTACGCACGCGGCGTGTATCACGGACAACTGTGATGCCGCGGATAGCGACGACGGTCCGACCCTGCCCCGTTGTATCTCGGGGCGGTTGGGCGTATTCGGCGATGACATTGCGTTCCCGCAGGAAAACTCCCCTGCGGTTATACGGACCCTAGAGCAGTGTGGCTTTGTCGTGAATAAGGACAAATCCTTCTGCGTCGGGCCCTTTCGCGAGTCATGCGGTAAGGACTTCTACAATGGGTTCAATGTTCGCCCGTACTTCCAGAAAGATCTGGTGTCGGCGCGGACCCTCTGTATCCTGCACAATTACTATGTGCGAAACTACGGTTTCGGTAACCTCCTTTCGAAGAGGGTATTGAGACACATCCCAAGGCATCTCAGGCTTTACGG